TAGTACAGTCTCCACCGCAACCAGATGAGAATCTACAAGCGTGGTTAGATCGTAATGACTGGTTTGGTCAAGACAAACGAATTACAGACATCACAAATACAATTGGTAAGTCTATTACCGAAGAGTTCCCTACCCTTAAAGGTAAGGCATTCCTAGACAAGTTAGATGAAGAATTAGCTACCACGTTCCCAGAACGCTTTGGTAAAAAGAAACGATCTAATCCTATGGATGGATCTGCTGCTACGACAACCTCTGGTCGTCCTAGCTCTGCTAAGAAATCATATGAGAACCTACCTACAGAAGCTAAGGCCGCTTGCGACCGTTTTCTTAAGCAGGGTTTAATTAAGAGTAAAGAAGCCTATGTCGCTGAATACGACTGGTCAGAATAAACAAGAGAGAAAGACAATCATGGCAACAGATAAAAAACTAGCAGTCGGTGAGTTTATTAATCCAAATACAACCACTGTTAAGGAACAACAAGAAGAAGTCAAGACACCCACTGTGTCTAATGAGAAACCGGTACGTCGCAATCGTGGGGCGTTTAACGGGACACGTGGTAAGTTGCAAGTAGGAAATCTTATTACAGGATATCACTTGTACTTCTTTAATGATGAGCCGGGTCGCATTCAAGCGGCTCTTGACGCTGGCTGGGAATTTGTCTCTCCCTCAGAGGTAGGATATGCTGCATCGAACGTTACAAATACAAACGTCGATCTTGGAGATAGAGTAAGTGTTATTGGTAGTAAGAATGATATGGGTCAACCAGTCAAACAGATCTTGTTAAAGATCAAAGAAGAATGGTGGGACGAAGATCAAGCTGATATCCAATCACGCAATGACAAAACAGATGCTTCCATCCGTAGAGGTAAAGGTGGTTCCGGAGTTGATACCACTGGCTTCTATAATGCAGGCATTAAATATTAATACTAATCTTATTGAAAGACTTTAAATGGCAAATACAAACGCCCCTCGTGGTCTAAGCCCAATCGGTACTATTACCGGTGGAACTTGGAATCAGCAAGGCCAAACGTTCGCTATCGCTACTGATGCTTCTAACACATACGCCATTGGTGATGTTGTAAAGCTCGCTGGTGGTTCTGATGCGTATGGTGTTGCATATGTAAACAAAGCAGCTTCTACTGATATTCCTGTTGGAGTTATCGTTGGTTTCCGTGTAGCGGATTCTGGTGTATCCCTTCAAGGTACTAACCTTAACCTAGCACAACTCTATCTCGGCTTAAGTGCCGGTTTACGTTATGCTGTAGTTGCAACTGATCCTAATATCATCTATGAAATTGAAACAGATGCTACTGGTGTTGCTGCTGCTAACGTTGGTTCAAATGCTGGTATGACTATTACTGCCGATCAAACTTCTACACTGTCACAGTCTAGTCCTTTGTCAAGCACAATTCTAGTTGCTTCATCTATTAAAGCTCAAGGTACTTCAGGTTCATTGGCATTACCATTGACAATTATCGGCGTATCGCAACGTCCTGATAACTCAGTTGGCGCCTATGATAATGTACAAGTTATCTTTAATCGTCATCAATATAAGCAAGCCCAAGGCACTGCTTAATAACTAGATAACAAAGGAATAAAAACATGGCAGGCGTAATCACAACCGGTACCCATCCTAAGGCCCTATGGCCTGGTATTAAAGCTTGGTGGGGCCAAGTATACGAAGAGCATCCAGAAGAATATTCTTCACTCTTTGATAAAGAATCATCACATCAAAACTACGAAGAAGATGTCCAGTTAACTGGCTTTGGACTCGTTCCACAAAAAGCTGAAGGCGCTGGTACTACCTACGATTCAGAGATTCAAGGTTTCACAACCCGCTACACACACATTGCATACGCTCTTGGTTACATCGTAACTAAAGAAGAGTTGGATGACAATTTGTATGAGCAAGTCTCTAAGAAGCGTTCTGGTGCATTAGCAATGTCTTTCCGTCAAACGAAAGAAAACGTTGCTGCTAACATTTACAACCGTGCATTTACTACAGGTACCAACCTACAGTATGCTGGTGGTGATGGCGTAGCTCTTTGCTCCACAGCACATCCTAATACTTCTGGCGGTACATTCGCTAACAAGTTAACAGTTGATGCTGACCTCTCCGAAGCTTCTTTGGAAGATGCAACAATCGCTTTGATGGGCTTCCAGGATGACCGTGGCCTCTTGATCAATGTAATGCCTAAATCATTACACATTGCTCGTCAAGAGATCTACAATGCTGGACGTATCCTTAAATCAACTAACCAACCTACCAACGGCAACAACGATTTAAACATCTTGCGTGCTAACAATGTATTCCCAGGTGGTGCAGTTGTTAACCATTACTTCACATCTCCTCATGCTTGGTTCATCCGTACTAACGTACGTGATGGTATGAAGTATTATGAGCGTGTTGGTGTACAGTTCGATCAAGATAATGATTTCGATACCATGAATGCTAAGGCAAAAGGTTACGAGCGTTATTCATTCGGCTGGACCGATCCACGTGCTATCTTCGGCTCTAACGGTCCGTAATAGTAAGTAATTAAGATGAGGGGGTCAAAAGCCCCCTCTTCTAGTTTCACCCCACAATATTAATTAAAAGGATTTATAATGGCCTCTTTATTTCGTGATACAAAACTAGGACTAGTTAAAACTGTTCAAGTAGATTCTACAATGTCTGGTTACACAGAGATTGCTAAAATCCCTAAAAATTCCCGCATCCTTGGTTTTATTGTCAATGGTGCACCAATTGCTTCCGCAACGTTATCGTTGGGTAGCACAGCTACTGCTACAGAATATGTTAACGCATATAGCTTAGCAAGTGGTTATGCAAATTTTGTTAATGATGTAGATAGCACTGCCCTTGGCACTGTAACAACTACTGACTCTTCTGTATACGCTATTGTTAGCGCAACTTCAGGTGTTTGGCAAGTTTCTATTCTATTCTCAGCAACTTACTAATTAGGAGGTTAACATGGCTAACGTCGTTAACACTCAAATTATTATGGATGGCAATCGAAATGCCGTCGTTAAAGTTACTGGAGTATTAGATACATCTAACGTAGCTGCTTCTGGCACATTAGGCACTGCTTCATCTGGTGCTACTACTATTAACTCTAAAGTTATTACATTCACCGCTGGTGGTTTAACACCAACTGTTGGTCAGGGTGTTACAGGTACTGGAATACCTGCGAATGCTTATGTTGCTGTTGTAAACAGTACAACACAAGTAACAATGAACGTAGCTGCTACAGCAACTGGTAGTTCATTAACTTTCTCATTAGTAGCTGGTAGTATTATTATTGTTGATCCAATTAACTATGCTTTGATTCCTACAGGATTTAGAATTGATCATCTTGATTATTCTATTTCTGATCCACTAGAAGTTAGATTGCTTTGGGATGGTAGTACTCAAGTAGATATTATCCCTGTAGCTGGTCGAGGTAAGATGAGCTTCTGGAACTTTGGTGGTTTACAAAACAATGCACCTAGTCCTACTGGTCGTATTGCCTTAACAACTACTGGATATAATACTACATTAGGAACAACACCTTTGGTGTTCTCCGTAGTACTTGAACTGGTTAAACAAGGCGTTCAGTAATGCAAGTTGCTCAAAGCAACGCTAAAGAACTACAACTGTCCGCTACGGTTATCCGTGCGGACGGTACTGTAGTTGAATTAGGCGTTATAGATTATTGGCACAAGAATCCAATCAAACGTTTTATTTGGAGAATTAAAAAATGGCTACACTCTTAGTCAACACAGGTAAAGCTATTGTTACTAGCCGCTTAAATAGCGGTGGTACCATTCCTCAGTATGTTGCTTGGGGAACTGGTGCAGGTACAACTGGCGCTACAGATACAACGTTGTTTACAGAAGTAACTCCCCGCATCAGCGGTACAGTTTCTCAAGTAACAACATCCGTAACAAATGATACATTCCAAGTAGTTGGTACTCAGACAGCCGCAGTTGGTGAGACGATTACTAATGCTGGTTTGTTTGACGCTTCAACCTCTGGCAATTTATTTGTTAAAGGTGACTTTACTGGTATTGCATTAAATTCTGGAGATTCAATCCAGTTTACATTCAAGGTTCAGTTTAGTTAATTTATAAAGGAATAATATGTCATTAGTAGTTTCTGATAGAATACAACAAACAGGAACAGCTAACACAACTGTTAGTTTTACTCTGTCTGCTACCACAACGGCATATCAATCATTTGCGGTAGTAGGTAATGGAAACACTACCTACTACGCAGCAACTGACGGTACAAACTGGGAAGTAGGTCTTGGAACGTATTCTACAACTGGCCCTACTCTTACCAGAACAACAATTCTTTCATCCAGTAATTCTAATACCGCTGTAACGTTTAGCGGAACAGTTACTGTGTGGTGCGATTATCCAGCAAGTAAAGCAGTAATACAAGACTCCTCAAATAATGTTACAGGGTACACAATTTCTGGTGGCACAATAGACAACACAGTCATTGGTGGCACTACCCCTGCCGCAGGTACATTTACTACTATTACAGGGCAGACAGAAGTATTAAAAGGTACTGGGCAGAATTTATTATTACAGTCTAGCAACTTAACTGCCGCAAACTGGAACGCAACAAATAATATTACTGTTACTGGTTCACAAACCGACCCTCTTGGTGGTTCTACAGCATCTTTATTAACAGATAATTCCACCAACGGCAGTCATTTTATTTATCAAGGTGTAACTACCAATACAGAAACAATTACTTTTAGCTTGTATGCAAAAGCTGGAACAGCAAATGGTGGAACTGCCAATAATTTTATTGTTTTGGCTTATAGCTCTACAGTTGGTGCGGCATTTAATTTAACTACTGGTGCAACTGTTTCTATAGGTTTAACTGCTCCTATTTCTACTTCTGCTACAAACACAGGATTACCAGCAGGATGGTGGCGGTTTTCTATTACAGTATCAAATGCTTCTGCATTTTTTGATATTCTGATGACCAATGGAACAGCTTTAAGTTATGTAGGTACTGGCTCAACAGTTTATGTAGCCGCACCACAATTAGAAATAGGTTCTGTAGCCAACACCTACATCCCTACAACAACCACAGCAGTTTACGGAACTCCTACCCTATCCTTTAGTGGAGTAGCAGGACTAGGACTACAGTCAGATGGTTCTCTTTATGTTTCTCCAGCAGGAACAGGCGCACTACAAGCACAAGCTACTACATCATCTACAGTAGGTGGTAATGCTAGGGGTGCTAATGCTGTTGATTGGCAGACTAGTAGAAATTCTGCTGGACAAGTTGCAAGCGGGCAATATGCTTCTTTGGGTGGAGGATATAACAATACTTCGTCAGGATATGCTTCAATAATATCTGGCGGTAGAATTAACATTAGCAATAGTGATTATTCTGTTGTTGCTGGCGGTTATACAAACACAGCAAGTGCTTTTTATGCGGCAGTTGTGGGCGGATATACAAATAATGCAACTGGAATATTTAACTTTATTGGCGGTGGTTCAAATAATACAGGCACAGCCAATGGTGCTGTAACAACTCAATCCGCAACAATGAATGGCACAACGGCAGTTACTTTAGCCGCAACAAACGCAAACATCAAAGCCGGGCAATACATTACTGGCACAAGTATTGCAAGCTATACCTATGTAGCCGCCATATCAGGAACAAGCCTTACCCTTTCCCAAGCCGCATCAGGTTCATCTACAAGCACTCTATCTTTCTATACCCCTCATGGAGTAGTAGTAGGCGGAGGAAACAACCAAGCAACAGGTAGTTATTCATTTATCGGTGGTGGTGGTGATGCTGGTACTGCGGCTAATAGAAACTCTGTAGTGTCTGATTGGGGTGTAGTAGTAGGTGGATTTAAAAATACTGTTTCAGCTACAGGTACGCACAATAGTATTGTTGGTGGTTATGGAAACACTATTTCTGGTGGTCAATATGGTTCATTTATTGGTGGCGGTGGTACATATAATGGTGGTTCAAATCCAAATACTATTACAAATAGTGCAGCAGTAATTACTGGCGGAATATCCAATAACAATAGCAGTTTTGTTGGATTTATTGGTGGTGGTTATAGTAATACAGCAAACGGAGCAAACTATTCAACTATTGTAGGCGGTCAATCAAATACAGTAAATTCAAGTTATGGATTTATTGCTGGCGGTATTGGTGGTACTACTAGAGGAATTACTGGTTATCATGTATTTGTGCCACATAATAGTCCAGTTGCTGTTTCTCAAGGGGTTCAACAAATAGCATTTTTGGTTCTTGGCAGACAAACTACGGACGCAACCGCTACTGTTCTTTGTTCAGATTCATCAGCCGCAGGAACAACAAACCAAGTAATACTACCTAATAACTCTGCTTATTACTTTAAAGTAAGCGTTATTGCTGGAGTAACTGGCGCAGGAAACACAAAGGCTTGGAAACTAGAAGGTGCTATTAAACGTGGTGCTGGTGTAGGAACTACAGCGATTGTAGGTTCTGTTGTAACTACTATTGTGGCAGCAGACGCAGGAGCATCAACTTGGACTGTGACAGCAACCGCAGATACAACCAATGGTGGATTAGCAATAACAGTAACAGGACAGGCTTCAACAACTATTCGTTGGGTAGCTAAAGCCGAAACAGCAGAAATGACATTTTAACTAGGAGCAATCATGGCACTAAAACTATCAGTAGAAACACAATTTGGCGTACCAGCCCCACAAGCATACGCTAGAATCACTAACTTTTTTGGTACTAAAGACCAAATTCAAGTGCAAGTAGCTATCTACTTTAACGAAGAAGCTCGCCAAAACAACATGGCAACAGTTAAAGAGAACGCACACTACATCGCTATTGAGGACTTAAAAGGTGATTTAATTCCTGCAATCTATGAGGTCCTCAAGACTTTTACTGATTACGTAGGCGCAGAGGACTGCTAATATGGCAATGAATTTAGACCAAACTAGCGATACAATAACACCATCTTCTGGTGGATTAATTGTTGGGGGTCTTATTTTAAATCCTACAACCATTGCTATCAGTTATACAATTCCTACAAATTACAATGCAATAACCGCAGGTAAAGTTACAATTAATACAGGTGTAACAGTTACGGTTTCAACAGGCAGTCGTTGGGTAGTTGTTTAATGTTTGGTAGATCTTCTTTTTCATCCACATCATTTGCGGGCAGTACTAGTCGATTAGTACAACAAACAGTAACTTATTTATCAACAAGTGTTATTACTTTACTTACAAACATTCGTAAGTTATTAACTTATACATCAACTAGTACAATAACCTTTCGTAAGTTTTTAAGTACAACTATTTTATATATATCTACTAGTTCTGGTACAATAGTTAAATTAGTAAATAAATACTTTGCTATTATTAATGATATAAGCATAGTAGTGTTAAATGATATAGCACAGCATTTAATATCTATATCATATTATTGTACCTCAACTGTTATAAATATTAAACGTGTTTTTAAATTAATTAATTATGTTGAACCTGTTGTTAGTACATTACTAAACCATCTTACACTTTCTAAATATATTACATATGCAGTAACACAAACTGTTTTTATTTTAAAACAAACTAATAAGATTTTAACAATCCTATCAGTTACTGTAAACAGTCTTATTAAGTTTGTAAAAACAACACTTATATATGTTTCTACTAGTACTATAACTACTGTTGCTGAGTATGTTAAAAAGTTTGGTGCAGTTGCTAAATTTACATTTATTGTAGAACCAAAGAAAAGATTAATAAATATTGCACACAATACTACACTGGTAGTACAAGTTGCTAAACGATCTTTATCTATTATTAAATCACGTATCATATTATTATTTAAAGGCGATACAAATGGCTGATAGTTTTTCATACAAGATTACTACTGAGTCCGAGCTATTTACATTTGACTTTTCTCAAGTGTTATCTCCGTCTGAAACAATTTCTACAGCTACTTGTTCTGTAATAGTAATGAATGGTGTTGATCCAAGCCCGTCTACTATTCTTGTTGGCAGTACTGTTATTGTTAATTCTACAGCATCACAACGAGTAGCTAACGGTATCAGTGAAGTAACATATAGATTAGAAATGACTATTACAACATCACAAGGTAACACATATACAGGAGTAGGTGATCTACCAGTATATGATGCTAGTTTGGTGTAACACATGAGTTATCAAAGTAATTATACAAGAGGTCTTTGGTTAGTAATTTGTGAGGCATGTGGTCGTAAATATAAAAATACAGAACTACGACAAAGGTGGGATGGGTTTATGGTCTGCAAAGACGATTGGGAACCTAGACAACCACAAGACTTTGTACGTGGTGTAGCCGACTATCAGGCCCCTCCGTTTACAAGACCAGAGCAAAGCGATGTATTTGAACCAGTTACTTTGGTGTATACTCCGGATGGTACTTTACCAATAAATTCTTTAACATCCCCAATGACTGTATCAATGTTTGTTAGTCTTATTAAAGCTAAGCTTACATTGACTGGTGTTGTAACTAGCACAGTAACAATGCTACGCTCTTTGATTAGAGGGTCTCGGGTTATTAATGGATTTGTACTTAACAATACTACACTAGGATAACACATGAGTGCTCTCTATTCAAACAACGCAGCAACAACACTAGCCTCTGGTATAACCAGTAGTGCAACGTCTTTGACTGTGGCTACAGGCACTGGTGCTGTGTTTCCCACAATAACTAGTAATCAGGATTATTTCCTTATTACATTACAAAGTTTTTCTACAGGTAACTCTGAGATTGTTCTTGTAACAGCTAGAACAACAGATACCTTTACTATAGTGCGTGCTCAAGAAGGCACTACTGCTATTGCATTTTCTACAAGTGATTATGTACAGCAGCGAGTAACAGCTGGTGAGTTAACAAAACTTGTAGCTGGCTCTGCTAGGGGTGGGTATACAGATCAAGTGTTCTTTGAGAATAGTAAAACTGTAAATTATAGTTACACTATTACTTCTGGTAAGAATGCAATAACGGCAGGCCCTGTTACTATTAATGCAGGCGTTACTGTTACTATACCAACTGGCTCACGCTGGGCTATCGTTTAAGGAGATTTATATGATTAATAAACAGAAAGGCGTACTATGGCTGGCACATTAGTAGCAAACACAATTAATACAGATACAGGTTTATTTAGTACTCAAAATGCTTATTTAGGTATTGCTAAAGCATGGGTAAATTTTACAGGAACAACAACAATTAATGGTTCTTTTAATGTTAGTTCTATTACATATAATGCAACTGGAGATTACACGGTTAATTTTACAACTGCAATGGCTAATGCAAATTATTGTGCAGTTACTTGTTCAGATAAAAATTTAAGGCAACAAGGTACACCAACAACTACCACTTTTGAGTGTATTAATGCGGCATATTATGGTGCATCACAAGCCAATGTGAATTATGGTTATGTTGCAATTTTTAGTTCATAAGGATAAATCATGGCAGGAACAATAGTCGCAGACACAATACAAGATGGTGCTGGTAATAGCACAGCAATGGATAATGCCATTTATGGTAGTGCAAAGGCTTATGTAAATTACAATGGAACAGGAACACCAGCAATTAATGGTTCTTACAATGTTTCTTCAGTAACAAGATCTGGAACAGGTATTTATATTGTTAATTTTACAAATGCCATGTCAGATGCTAAATATGCTGTAGCAATTACTGGTGGTTGTTATTTAAGTGTTTTGGGCGGTTTTTTAGGTGAATACACCACAAGCTCAACAACACCAAACCAAAGGTCTACAACATCTGTAGGTATGTTTTTTCAATCAGGAACTAGCGGTGCTGGACAAGATAACTGCACAGCAAGCCTTGTAGTTTATAGATAATTTAAAGGAAATAAAATGCAAGTAATCATTCATGCAAACTCCAATGGTGGAGTATCTGTAACAGTACCTACTGGCGAATTGCCAATCAATGAAGTATTGGTTAAAGACTGCCCTGCTGGCGCAATTATTGTTGATGATTCAGTTCTTCCACAAGGCGCAGATGCCCAGTTCTTTGATGCTTGGGAACTGTCAGGCTCTACAGTCACAGTAAACTTTGAAAAGGCTAAAGCTATCAAACTAGCTCAATTCAATGCTAATGCTGTTGCTGAAGCCCAAAAGCGACAACTTAATACTTTAGCTGCTATTGACAATGCTGTTAGCGATGCAGACTTTACTGCTAGTCTAGTCGCTGGTCGTACTGCTATTGCTAGTGCAACAACTACTGCTCAACTCGTAGCTATTTAAGGATATATTATGTCAGTATCTTTATATGGTAGTGGACAGACAGTAGTTCAATTAATAACAGCTACTTCAACATCTACAGTTAGTACAACTTCAACAAGTTTGGTAACCACAGGATTTAGTGCAACCATTACTCCGCAATCAACTTCCAATAAGATATTGGTTCAATTTATTACTTATCCAAACGCACCTTCAGGTCAGCATGTATCTTTTGGTATCTATCGTGGTGCTTCTAATATTGCTAGTGGCTTTGCAACAGGTTTAGGTTCTACAACAAACTTAAATACAATGTGCCCCATTATGACTTTAGATTCTCCAGCAACAACATCAGCCACAACATATACACTTTATTTTGCTACGCAAGGTGGAACAGCTAACATTCAAGGTGATGGTGCTACTGACTTTCCAGCAATAGTAACTTTAACGGAAATTGCATATGCTTGATTATTCACTTATTCTTTCTACAAATTATCCAACAGCACAATGGTCATTAACTGACAATGTTTATGAAGGCCTTGATTGGCATGATGAATCTCCCAAACCAACGCAAGCTGAATTAGATGCTTTATGGGAATCTACACAGGCAACAATAGCCGCTAAAGAACAAGCCGCTAAAAATGCAAAGGTTTCTGCACTAGCTAAACTAGCTGCACTTGGTTTAACTGCTGATGAAGTAAAAGCATTGGTGGGATGATATGATTAATGAAGCTCTAGAAAATAGAGTAGTACGTCTGGAGATTAAAACAGACAACCATGAAGATGATATTAAAGAGCTTCGCAAGTCTGCTACTGATCTGTCAAAAGCCATGGCAAGTATAGAAAAGAATCTAGCACAGATTAAGTATATTGCCATTGGAGCTCTTGCTGTTGTTGTAACACAGTCCCTTGGACTTGATCGTGCAATTAAACTATTATTTGGAGGCTAGATGTCTACAACCTTTACAGTAAGCCGTGATCAGATTATCCAGTTAGCATTACGCAAGCTTGGTGTATTGGAACTTGGTGACACTCCTGATGCAGCTACAGTTGCTAATGCATCGCTAGCTCTTAACCTATTCATTAAACAGATGGCAACATCTGGTTTAAAGTTATGGAAAGTTAATGAGTTAGTATTACCTCTTGTTGCTGGACAGACTGAGTATGTTATTGGTCCAGCTAGTACCGGTACAGTAGATCTGAATACAGATAAACCACTTAAAGTAATACAAGCTTGGTTACGTAATGTGACTGTAACACCATCTACGGATGATGTGCAGATACAGTTGCTAAGCAAACAAGAATACAATATGTTAGGTTCAAAGTTTAGTACTGGAACACCTAACTCCTTGTACATGGATGTACGTAATACTACAAGTAATGTATACCTGTATGTTACACCAGATTCATATACACAGTCTAATCAACAGTTACACTTTATTGTGCAACAACCGATGGCTGACATTATGACAGCACAAGCTATCCCAGACTTCCCGACTGAATGGATGAACGTTCTTGTCTGGAACCTTGCTGATCAGCTAGCTATTGAATATAGTGTTCCAGGTAATCATCGTCAAGAGATTGCTTTGCGTGCTAAGATTTACAAAGAAGAATTAGAAGGATGGGACGTTGAAACTTACTCTACATTCTTCCAACCTGACATGAGAATGGGAAGACCCTCTTCTAACAACCTACCATAATAGGATACTATGCCAATTGCAAGACTACCTTTAGCACAACCAATAGAGACTCGTGATGGTACCTTGGCAAAGGATTCTAAGTGTGTCAATGGTTACTTTGAGACTGTTGGACAGAAGCGAGAGTTTATTAAACGACCTGGTATTTTAAATACAGGTGTAACACTTGCCAATGCACAGGGACAAGGATTATATAACTTTAATGGTTCGTTATTTGCTGCTGTGAATAACGTTTTATATAAGATTAATCCTACAACTTATGCTGTAACTACTATTGGTACTATGACTGGTACTATAGGTGGTATAGTACAACAGTGTTATTTTAATAGCACACTTAACAACACATACTTGTTTGTACAGAACCAAGTAAATGGATACACATACAATCCAGCTACAGGCGTCTTTGCTAAGGTCGTTGATGATGGTATTACCGTTGTAACGATTATTACAGGTGGTAGTGGATACACTGCCCCTGCTGTTTCCTTTTCAGCACCTAGTGGTGGTGGAACAACAGCTACTGGAACTGTACAGTTTACTGGTGGTGTAGTTACTGGTATTACAATTACTAATACTGGTAGTGGTTATACTTCCAGTGATACGTTAGTGGTCACTATCACTGATGGTGGTCCAGGTGTTAATGCAACTGCATCAGCTTTGTTAAACGGATTCCCTGCAGGTCCTTATGCAACAGGTGCTATTTATCTAGATACTTATACTGTTATTGGTGGTACTAATGGTGAGATATATACATCTGATCCTAATAACCCTACAGTATGGAATGCCCTTAATTTTATTACAGCAGAAGCAGAACCCGATGGGTTAGTTGGGATTGTTAAACATCTTAACTATGTATTAGCTTTTGGTCAGTGGTCAACAGACTTCTATTATGATGCTGGTTCATATCCAGGCTCTCCCCTTGCAATTGCAACACCGTATCATATTGAATTAGGATGTGCTAACGGAGATTCTATCTGTTCGTTTGAACAAACAACAGTCTGGATTGGTACTGCTAAAGAGCAGGGACCATCGGTATACTCTATCATGGGTGTATCACCGTCAAAGATATCAACACCATTCATTGATCGTATTCTAAACAACAGCACTCTTACTGATGTCATTGCATACCCATTACGAATTAATGGTCATACCTTTTACATTCTTACATTAGCAGATCTTAATCAAACACTTGTGTATGATCTTAATGAGAAGCAGTGGTATCAGTGGACTATGTATGCTGTAGGTGATAGTGATTCCGGCGTTAACGGCATATATGCAGAACAGTATTTCCGGCCTAGTTATTTTGCTGGTGTTGGGGAAACATACTTTTTGCTAGATGATGACAATGGTACGCTGTACACAATGTCTGACACATATTACAATGATAATGGTGCTCCAATCTATTACAGATCAGTAACTCCTATTATGGATAGTGGAACCACTAAGCGTAAGTTTTATCATAGCGTTGAGATTGTGGGAGATAAGATTCCTGCTACAATGAATATAAGACATACT